GCCTCTTGCGACTCGGCAGTCGCATCGGCCGGCACTGATTCGCCCTCAGTGGGCACCTGTTCAAAAGCGGCCGCCAGTGCGTTCTCGTCCAGCTCTTGGGAAACGCCCTCGTTCGGGGTGGTTTCGGTCGTCATGGGTTCTCTCGTGGGGTTAGCGCGCGAACACGCGGTCAATGAGGGTTTTGCCTCGCACCAGCTCCAACTGCGCGACCTCGCCATCGGTAATGGCGCGCTTGAGGTAGGCGCGGAACTGGCCGAGGATCTGTTCGGCCAAGATCAACTTGGTATGCCCATCGGTATCCGTGGGCTTCACGGCCAGGCGCTGCCGGCGCAGGCTTTCGTCAAGCGCGTCAAGGGCTTCCTTGAACACGGGGTTATCGGTCACCTGTCGCGCGAAATCGGCACGACGGATCGCCTCGTCACTGTCCATGCGGCACCTGCTGCGAAGTGGCGGACAGGGACTTGATGAAGCCCTGCCGCTCGTTTGATTCGTTGGTCGCCATGGCTGTGATGAGGTTCATCACGGCCTCGTCGTGCTTCTGGCGGGCCTGCATGTAGCTGTTGACGGCCTGGGCGCTGCTCTCGGCTTGAACCTTTGCAAAGGCGGCATCGGCGCGCTGCTTCTCGATCTGCGCCTTCATCATCAGCTCTTGCGTATGCATCTGTTGCTGCGCCTGGATCTGCTGCAGGTCGCCTTGCGCCTGAATCTGCGCACGTTGCACATTGGCCTGCGCGGTGATCTGCGCGGCCTGCACCTTCGGGTCAGGGCCTTGCTGCTGCTTCTGCGCCTGCATCTGCTGGAACTGCGGCGAGGATGGGTCGGTGAAGTACTTGCCCGGTGTGCTGAAGCCCAGCACCTGCGCCATCTCCGCGGCGAGGTTGTAGACGTTCTCCGGCAGCACGATGCCGGCCTGGGCCGCGCCCTGCTGCATCTGGCCCATGAGCATCAGGTTGCCGCGCTTCTCATCCTGCGAGCCGGTGCCAAGGCCCACGTTCACGCTTACGGCATAGCGCCGACGCCAGCTCGACGGGTCCACCTGCACCCACTGATTGCGCAGCTTCATCGTCATCGGCTTGTCCTGGTGCCGAACGATCAGCCCGTGGAGCAGCAACGCGATCTGCTTGACGCCTTCGGCCATGATGCGAGCCATCAGCTCGACCTTCGCCGTCGCGGCTGTCATGGCGTTGGTGTACGCCTTGGCCGTGGTCATCTGCAGCGTATCGGGGTCCAATCCCTGCGTCGTCGCACTGATGCCCGTGCGTTGTGACTTCATGGAGTCCATGTAGTCGATGACGGGGAGCAGCTCGCCCACCACGGATGGCGTAGGCAACGCGGTGACATCGGTCGCCGGAACGCCTCTAGTTCTGATGTAGCCGCCTGCCCGAGAAACACTCAGGTCTTCGAGGTTGACCGTGTCCTCGTTAACAACCAGCCGCCCATTGTTGATGGCATAGACATTGTCAAGCGTCTGCCGGATCAGCGTGGTCTTAATGTCCTGCACGTCCTTGAGCAGGTCGAAGATGCTGATGCCGAGGTGACGGTGCGGCATGCGGATCGGCACGCAATGGGCAATCGGCACTTCCTCGATGGGCTCGTGCGAGATGATCTTGCCCGGCGCCTTGAGGATTTTACGAAGCTCGGCAATGCCGTCGCCGTCGTAGTCCACGCGCATGTAGCACTCAATGCCCTCGATAACCTCCATCGAGGCATCGGAGCCTGGGTCGTCCGTGCCAAGCTCGTCCACGGTGTCCGAACGGGCAATGGACTGGATGTCGATGCGAGCGGACTTGTTGGCCGGCTCGGCCGCTACGTCGTAGCCCAGCTCCTTCCATTCGCTGCGCGTCTTGCGCACCACATGACCGACGAACGGCGAGTCCTGCAGGTCATGCGTGGTCAGCGGGCTGATGCGCATGTCCTCGGTGGGAATGCACTCGACCCGGTATTCGTTGGATTTGCTGGTGCGGCGGATGCGCACGTCGTAGGTCATGACCGGCTGCATGGAGCCATCGGGCATCGGCTGCATTCCCTGCACTTCGTGCTTGGCCGCGATATCGGCCTTGTCGCCAGACGCCTCGATCTGCTGGATGACGTAGGCGAGCGTGCCCTCATCCAACCCGGTGTAGGTTTCGTAGCGGTCGCGCTCGACTTCCTCGAACCAAACCTTGACATACCCGTTCTTGAGGATCAGCGCGTCGGTAATGAAGTCGTGCAGGATCAGCACGCCCGGGTTTCGGCGCATGAGCAGGTAATCGACTACATCGGTCGCCTGCTGCGCCTCGGCCTCGTCATCCGGGCCTTCGGGCTCGAACCGCACCATCTCCTTGGAGCCAACGAACATCCGCATGAGCTGCGGCTTGATCCATTCGACGGTGTCGCGCACTTCCTGGCTGACGACCTGCGAGCGCCCGGCGACCTCATTGCCCAACGGGCGGCCGTGGTAGTAGTCCAGCGCTTGGGCGCGCTCGACATCCACCGATCCGTACTGCGTCGTGGTGCCGCTGGTGGCGATGTTGGCTGCGCCATTGCTTGAGCCCATCGCCGCCTTTTCGTGGGCGTTGACCAGCGCAAGCAGGTCGCGCTCGTCCATGGTCTTAGCCATGCGTCGGCGCCTCGGGCTTCTCACGCTCCTTGCGTGGCAGCGTCTTGCGCTCCAGCACTTCAACGCGGGCCGTCAGCTCGGCAACCTTCTGGCGCAGCTCGTCCAGCTCCACCTGCATTCGGATACTCATACGATCGCCATTTGAGGTTGTTGGATGTCGGCCCACTTGCGCTCGGCCTTGCTGCTCGCCACCGCGAAGTAGCGAAGCGCGTCAGCCGGGTGGGATGCCCAGTCGTGGACAGGTGCGGTGAACTCGCCTGCGCGGTCTTTCCAGTCGCGGCGGTAGTACTGCAGGGCGTTGATGCCTTCCTCGCAGCGCTTGGCGTCGAACCAAAGCTGGTTGAACATCATGCGCAGCGCAGCGATGCCTTCTTCCAGGCTGATCGACGGCGTGATGCGCGCCCGGATGCTGTGCGAGGCGAGGATTTCCCGGTAGGTCTTGCCCGTGCCCTTCTCGCGGGCCTCGGCGTCATGCGGCAGCCAGTGGTAGCCGTACACGTAGGGCTTGGCCTTGAGCACTGCGGCATGTTCCGCAGCCGACGCATTGCGCCGCTCGTAGTAGTCAATGATGTGCCACTCACGACCCACCCGCTGGCAGAACCAGATCGACGTCGCGTCGCTGATGCCGATGTCCCAATACGTGTGGACCGGCGAGTGAGCGTCATACGGCACGCCGCAGACACGCCCCTCATCCCGCGCCACCTTGAGCAGGTCGCCGTAGATCGCGCCAGGAACGTCGATCACGTCCCACCGGCCTTGCATCAGGGCTGCGCGCTCAGCCTCCGGCAGCCGCTGCAGGTTGGCCTCGTAGTCAGCGCCCAAGTGCGGATTGTCGTGCAGACGCGCCGGGATGAACCGCAGCGTCTTGCTCACCACCGCGCCGCTTTCGAGCTTGACCTCAAGCGCCTGACGCGATGGCTCACCTGCTGGCGAGAAACCCCAGCGCTCGCGTATCCACTTCGGGCCCGGATTGCAGGTCGCCCGCATGTAGCACTTGAGATCCGGGTGCGACGTTCGCAGGCGTGAGCTGAGGTAGTTCCACACATACGGCGTGCGGTACTGGCCCAGCTCGTCAACACCGATCCACTGGTATTCCTGGCCCTGGTACTGCAGGACATCGGCATCCCGCTCGCAGCTACCAAAAATCACCTTGGCGCCGGACGGGAACCGCCACTCCTTGGGCTGCTCGAAGAACTCGGCCCCAGGTATCACCCTCGGATACAGCACGCGGGAGCGGTCGATCAGCTCGCGCAACTGCGGCATCGTCTGGCGGATGATCAGCGCCCGATAGCTCGGGATGTTGGGCGCGTTCTGCTGCAGCCCTAGCGCATCCACCAGCATGGCAGCGGACTTGCCGCCACCGGCCGCGCCGCCGTACAGAACCTCATCTTCAGGGGCAGCCAAGAACTCCGTCTGTTTTTCGCTCGGCCGCCACTCGTTCATGCCTTGGACGGCACGAACAGGGTGAAGTTGAGCTCCTTGCCATCCTTGCCGCTGATCTGCTGCTCAACGGGGATTAGGCGGGCAAACAGCTTGTAGAACTCCGTGGTGTTCTCAGTCGCCCAGATGGCGAGGTTCTCAGCCCCGCCGATCTTGTCGAAGGCGAACTGGAACGCCTCCTTGGCCGTCTTGGTCAGATGCGACTGCGCACCCTTTGGCTTGCCGGGGTTGCCCTTGGCAAAGCGCCCCGAATTGGTCCGTTCTTTTCGGTCTGTCATGTCATCGCCCTAGCGGGTAGATGTCCGACGAGTGGTCGGTTACGCGGGATCGGATTCCTTGGGAGGAAGCGACACGGTTACGGGTGCGGTGTCCTGCGGCTCGGCGGTGTGTGCGGCGTGGAACGCCTGCACCAGATCAGCCAGCTCGACATGCAGCGAATGAGTGATGGCGCCAGACTTCCAGGCAGCGATAGCCGCCTCAGCGCGGGCGATGAGGTTGCTCATGGGTAATCCTTGGGTTCTACGGTTGGTTGCCTGCGGCGTCGCTAGGCTCGGATTCTTCTTGGGTAGGCAGCGGGTCAGGCACCGTCACCTTGAACTCTTTGGCCTTGCCGAAAATGCGGTCCCAATTGCTGGCAAAGGTCTGCGCGTCGACGGCAAAGGGGCGCGGCGCGGAGCCTTTGCCGCTCATGCTCAGTGCCCAGCCTTAATCCCGTTGACCTTCTCGACCGTCCGCATGGCGCCCAGGCCCAGCATGCCCATCAGCACGGGGGAGAGCTGGGACAGATCCAGCGCAGGCAGGTCTACGTGCGCACCCAGCAGCTTGGCGGCATAGCTCACCATCGGGCCGGCGACGAACGTCCAGGCGAACGCCGCGCCACACACCCAGCCCACGAACGGACGCCAGCCGGCCACGAACACGGACGCATTGCCCGCCTCAGCCTTATTGGTGTCCGTCTGCGACTGGATGACAGCCTGATCGAACTGAAGCTGTGCCAGCTCGCGGGTCAGCGCGTCCTTTTCTTCCTGCGACTTGTCGGGCAGGAACTTGTTGACGATGCCGCCGACCGCGTTGGCGATTTCGCCGATACCAGTAATGCTCATGGGGTTGCCTCGAACAATGCGCGCTCAGCAGCGCGGCGTGTGACCAGCCCGGGCAGCGCTTTGCCGCCGGACATCACCCAGAACTTGAACTGCGCCGCCGCTTCGTCGTATCGGCGCTGATTGAGCAGCCGCAGCAGCGTGGAATCGCGCAGCCGTCCAGCACCCAGGTTGAATACGAAGTCGCACAAGGCGTCGAACTGGCCCTGCGTCAACGGAACAGTGACCATGCCGCGCACTTGGGCTGCGGCGTCATCCAGATCCTCATGCAGCAGCGCGTCAGCCTCGTCCTGCGTGATCGTCTGGCCCTGGCGCACGCCTTTGGTATGGCCGTAGCCAATCGTCCACACATCAGCCGGGCAGCGGTAGGCGTTTAGCTGGCAGCCTTCGGAGGCCTTGACCAGTGCAATACAGGCTTCGCTAGGGCTCACGGCCTATCCGCTTTCCGATCAAGCTTTTCCTCGATCCGCACCAGCGTGGCCCGGATGTCCTGGTACACCGCATCGCTGCGACGGCGATCAGCCTCGGCATTGGCCGTCAGCCCCTCGATGCGGATCTCCGCGCCAGTCAGCCGGGTCGAATGACGCCACAGCCAAGCGATGATGCCGCCCACGGTGGGGATGGCCACCGCAGCCAGCGCGATCAGGTCGGACGAATTCATGTTGCCTCGCGTCAGTCAGTGCGGCGCGGGGCCGGCTTGATGGTTGCGACCTTGCCGTCGCCCGTGGCCTTGTCTACCTGGCGCC